ACAGGGTGGTGATGCCCAAATAAAATCAAATTCCTTGTAGTTTTCAAGAAGATATTGGTGCGCATCCGTTATGATGACTTTATCATTTGGAAAACGTTTTTGGTACATTACAGCAAGGTACGGGTCGAGTTCAATTGCTGTTACTTCAATATCAGGTTTTACTTCATTCCATTTATACCTATTTCCTCCCAAACAGGCATACAAGTTCAAGATTTTCATATACTTACGTTGAATTTAAACTTTAAAAAATCAACAAGGTGTGTTCCTTTTTGCGTGATTTGTTCTTCAGTAAGTTTAAAAGTTGATACGTGTTCAAAATCTTTTGCCGTAACTGTAAAAAACCATTCTTTTAGATCTTCCAGGCTTTTCCCGGTTGTAAGGTCGGCTTGTGTAGCCATAAAATTAAATGTTTCAACTTCAAGTCGGTATATTGGCAATGGCATCATCTTGTTTGGTACTGTGATTGTTCCTTTTTGCCCAAACCCCACTGATCGTAGAAGATCTTGTGTTTCAGATTCGTTTTTGTGTATTTTCACTTTCTTAATTGTTTAGGTTAATGATTATTGCTTTGCTATCATTAAGCAAGTATATTTTTTTTCTCTTCATATTAGTTGTTTTGTATGATCTGTTTGGGCAATCAAAATTTTTTTCGACACCAACATCAATATCGTTTAGCAGAAAAAGGTAATTTCCTTTTGGGTCGATTACAAAGTAGAATTTTAATATTTCTTTATCCAGGCTCATTAATCTTTCATACTTCCCAACTTCAATCATTTTTTCTTGATAGTATGAGTTTCTATTTTTTATCTCCATAACGCAAGGAATTCCTTTAGGCGTAAAGCCTTTGGCATCGTATAATTCTTTATTGCCAGCGTGTCTTAAATTCCAACCATCTAAATTGAAAAATGAAACAACTAATTTTTCCAATAATTCAATTTTTTCAGTCATAGATTTTCTTTTATAAAAAACCGCCCTCTGAAGGAAGGGCGGTTCGGCTTTAGGATTCGCCTGAAGCATAACCTAAAAACATTATGAAAGCGTATAAATATAGGAATAAATAGTATATAAACAATAAAAAAACGGCTCAAAATAAAGCTTATTAAGAGCCGTTAAGAACCTGTGGCGTACAACGGGGCAGAAGTAAGAGAAACGCCAATACAGGTCATAATATGCGCCCTGCAGGGGTTGTTTTGTACCATCTATAAAGCAGGTATCCAACAACTAAGATTATAAGTAAAATCCACCAATATCCTAAAAACGACTTTATATCAACGTCAGATTTGCGTGATTTGCGTTCTCTGTTGATCTCTGTCGCACTTTCTGTTGTTGTCTCCTGTACTGTATCCTTTCGCTTTGAGATAGTGGCGGAAAACGTATCTATTGCAGTTTCCTGTTTTTCAGTCTTCTTTATTTTTGCATCTGCGCCGGTAATCGTAAGCTTGTTTCCGTCCTGATCTTCAATAGTGATTACTTTGTCGGGATCTGCCTGAGTAAGCTCTATCTCCTCGTCAACCTCAACTTTAAAGTTCTCTGTTTTGCCTGTAGCCGTGCTATCAAGTTTTTCCGTAACTGAAACAACATCTTTGGTTTTGACTTCTGTAACAATTTCTTCTTTTACTTTTTCGCGTTCTGTTGTTTTTTTCTTTGCCTTACATCCAGTAAATGAAAATAAGATCGCAGTCAGCACTATCAGTATTATCTGTTTGGTTTTCATTTTTCATCGGTTTACGAGTTCAATATGTGGTCTGTCATCAAAAGCCTGATCGACTAAGATCTCTCCATCCATATCCCAATTGCCACCCCAACGCAATTTGTGTGATATTTTGCCCTCTCTGAATAGAATTTCAGAAACAGCAATAAACATCCCCATTATGTATGTGATTGTTTCTCCGTGCCAAACGGCTTTTCCGTTAATGAAGGCGTAAATGTCAATCGCCATTGACGGTTTAAGATTGTGCTTTCCAATCTTTGTTACACCGTCGATGTTTGTAACCTTTGGTCCAGGCTTTGTTCTTCCTTTGGCATAAAGTTCTTGTTGGCGCTCAACAGATCTGTGTCCTTCTGCAATTCCAAAATCAACATCAGTACATTTTATTACTTCGTTGGCAATGATCTGAAGATCTCTGTGGCAAGTCGATAGCCTTTGTAGGCTTGTATTTCCAAATGCAAACATATTATTGCTTTTCAATTATTAAATATTTAATTCTTCCTTTACCTTCTCCGCAACAAGGATTTGTTCCTCCAGTTTGACCAAACCTATAAGTGGTAGAAAAACCTGTGCTTCCAAATTGCTGCGCTACACCACGCACTTCATAAACTATTGTCTCTGCTCCTGTAACCACCTCTGCAAAGTCTAAATGTATATCGTGTTTTCTAACAGGATAAGTTCCACCGACTGTTGTTGTGTTGTTGTATTCTGCCCTCTCCTTGCTAAAAACACCTTCTACAGGTACGCCATTCCTAAAAAACGAAAGACCTACATAGGCTGCAAGATCCGTGTTTTGTCCAACATCAGGGTAAATAGAGACATTCGCCTCAAGGCTGATCAGGTAAGTCCTATCAGCAGGCACAACAACTTCTAATGACAATCCAAGAGGTATTGAATTGTTGTGATTAAACCCACTCCCAAAAACAAAATGAGATTGACCGTTTTCCATAAACACAATTCCCCCATCAACAAACGGTGCTGCTGAACTGTTACCAACACCAATCACTCCTTCTGAATCGGCAACAAGTACGCTTCCGTTTGGTATTGATGATAAAGAACGTATCCTGGCAGTTCCATTTACGTCAAGTGTTTCTGTTGGCTGCGTAGTATTAATCCCAACCTGACCAAAAGCTAAATCAGTTGCGATCAATAAAACAAAAATCAGCAGCTTAATCATCTATGGTTTTTCTATTTGGTTTTTTGAATAATCGAACTCTATTTTCAATATTCTATCCTCAATATCTGATATATCATTGTGATTTTCTTCGATTTGAAGTGAGTTTCTATTCATCTGCGTAATTATCGGATTAACGCCAGCAGAAAAGTCTTGCTTTGTAAATCTCGGTTCTGACATAAAGCTACGCATCGAATTTACGCTCATAGTGAACTGCTTTATTGCCTCTTGATTTATGATAACTGCATCACTCATATCCGCTTGCTTATCTTTTATATCGCTAACGTCTTGACGCATTTCAACGCCAAAGTAAACAAGGACGCCAATTAAGGCTTTGAATAGCCAATCGACCCACTTGTCCTTGTCTCTTTGCTCTTGTCGGTTCTGTTGAATAGCGTCAATTATTTCGTGTACATCCTCTTTTGTCATTGCTCTTTCTTTTTTTCAAATGTTCCTACTGAAATTGCTCCAAGCGATGCAGTAAGCACACCTAAAATCAACGTATCTGAAACGTTTGGCTCGGGAAAAAAGAATTTAAGTATTACAGCCACAAGCGCAACAAACACTCCCGAAACGCCAGCCACTCGCTTAGAGCTGTATTTTCCGTTTGTATCTTTAAAAATTTCAACCATTATTTCCACTTTTTAATTCCGTTTATGTCAACTGTTCTCCAAGATCTTATTGTTTTTGGCAATCTTCTTCTCCAAGATTTTATTGTGTAGCCTCCAATTAATCTAATGTTTTCAACCGTATGAACGTGCATACAGTTCGCCACCACTAAGGTAATCTTTTCCTGCAAAATAGGAACTTCACTCGTATGTGAGTGAGAAGATCCCTGAACTGTAAGAAGTTCCGCCTCTGTCAGTTGAGGGTTTTCGGCTGTGTGTCCGTGTACCGCATCGTCAACAACCAGATCATAACCCTGACTTAAATCAACGTTATCTGCTGTATGGTTTTGAGAAGATCCGTCAGCAATAACCTCAAAAAACGGAACGTATATGAGATTAGGCTCGTCTGATGTATGAGAGTGTGATGAATCTTGAACTGAAATCACAAACCCTTGAACTAAACCAACGTTATCCGCTGTTTGAGTATGCGATGATCCGCTTACTGAAAGTTGGTTTGATTGAGATAAATCAACGTTCCCGGCAGTATGATTGTGAGTTGCCTCGTTTGGACTTACAAAGCCATCGGCTGACAGTACAACGTTTTCACTTGTATGATTTTGGGATGCGTCATCAACATCGATGACATTGTCCTGTGATAAGAAAACGCTATCTGATGTGTGCGCCTGGCTTGAATCGGCAACAGCAAGCGTGTTTTTTTGTAATAGAGCAACAGCATCAACCGCGTGTCCGTGATCAGAACTTTGAACTGTTAAAAGTTCAGCTTCTGTTAGTTGCACACTATCCGCAGTATGGGAATGAGTCGTTGACTGAACGGCTATTGTGTTTGCCTGATCAAGAACCACTCCTTCTGCAGAATGACTGTGTGTTGAACCTGCAACAACCAAATCAATTGCTTGAGTAAGCGCAACGCTTTCCGATGTATGGGTGTGCCTGCTTTGCGCAACAACTAAATCAATCGCTTGAGTAATATTTACAGAATCGGCAGTATGGTTGTGCCTGCTTTCTGCAACAACCAAGTCAATTGCTCCTGTGATATTTACATTATCGACAGTATGGGTATGTGCAGAATCATTGCTCGATATTACTGAAGCCTGATCAAGCGTAACGTTTTCTGTTGTGTGATTATGTGAACTTGACTGAACCGTTAAAAGCTCCGCTTCTGTAAGCGTTGGCTGTCCTGCTGTATGCGTATGCCTTGCATCAAAGACAACAATTTCTGTCGCTTGATTAAGTTCAATATTTTCAACAGTATGCTCGTGGCTTATGTTGCCGTTTAGAACCTCTCCTGTAATTTTAAATCCAAGATCATTGCCTGTAGACACATAGGAAGATCCGTTCCAGTAAAATGAATTTCCAGGGTGTATTGTTGGGTCAAAAGGATTTGAAAAAGAACTTGTTATTGATACACCGTCAAGATTTGTATCGTTTACCCAATCTGAATAAACCCACTCGATGCAATAATTATCTCCGTTAACTGGCTGATATGGAACATCAAATTCTAAATAGACCCAATCTTGAAGTGTTGAAATGCTCGCTGCTGAAACGCTTTTTTCCGCTAATATTGCTCCTGTTGGTACTGATGATGATCCGTAAACACCTGAATGAGATCTAAGCCTACAAGTTAAAGTTCCGTCAGGGTTGTTTTTTCTTCTTCCAAGAAATGAAGCACCAACAATTAAAGTTCCATCAGATGTAAATGATTGACCCCTTACTGTGTCGTTATACCAAATTGTCCCTGTCGAAAAAAGACTTGTTGTGTTCTCGTCAACAATTCCAAGTTCAAGTATTGATATTACATTAGCCTGAACAAGGTCTGCTCCGTCAGATGAATGATTGTGCGATGCAGACTGAACGACAACCTCAATTGATGTTGAAATTGTTACATTATCCGAAGTATGGTTATGTGCTGCATCGTCTAAAACAATATTAAACTGTCCCGGCGTTTCAACTAAAACATTCTCAACTGTATGATTATGTGTCGCTGACTGAACGGTTAGTAAAGCTGCTTCATTGATCGTAACTGCATCAACTGTATGAGAGTGGCTACTTCCAGAAACAACCAGATTAATAGCTTGAGCAACTTCAAGGCTATCCGTAGTATGCGTGTGCGTTGTTTCGTTTGAAACCAAAACGTTTGCTTGTGAAAGGCTTACGTTTTCGCTTCTATGATTATGAGTTGTTTCGTTTGTCGCAAGAATATTGCTTTGAACTAAATCAACATTTTCGGTAGTGTGATTATGCGATGCGTCCTGAACAGTTAAAAGTTCTGCTTCAGTAAGAACAACGTTTCCTGAAGTGTGTGTATGACGTGTGTCAAATACAACAAGATCTATCGCTTGTGTAACATCTACGTTCTCGCTTGTATGTCCGTGAGAAGCGTCCTGTGATGTAACTGAATATTTTGCTTGAAGTGCAACGTTTTCGCTTGTGTGCGGGTGTGAACTTTCATCTGAAGTAATTGTGATTGAAAGATCAACAGTAACGTTTTCTGAAGTATGTGTGTGAGTTGTATCGTTGCTCACCAACGTAAATGCAACCGATAACGCAAGATTGCCATCGGCAGTATGATTGTGAGATGAATCGTTTATTGCAAGAACGTGAGCCTGTAACAGATCAACATTGTCAGATGTCTGATCGTGCGCAGCTTCATCAGGAGACGCTGTTACATTTTCAGATACATCAACATTTTCCGTGGTATGCGTATGAGTTGCGTCCTGAACGGTCAGCGTAAAACCTTGACTTAAAGTAACCGCATCCGCTGTTTGACTGTGTGAAGACCCTTGAACTGTTAAACTAAAACCTTGTTCTAAGGCTACATTTTCCGAAGTATGATCGTGGGTTGCGTCTTGAACCGTTAATGTTACGCTACCACCGCCACCACAATTTGAACCACCTTGAATAACAACAGAAATAATGTGTTCTGCTCCAGTGAATGATTGTGTATCAGAAGCTGTTCCTGCATCCTCTTCATAAGTTGCAGCAATATTCTCCGTTGTTCCAAGCGGGCTATTTATAAAATATGTTTGGTCTGTACCAATTCCAGTAATTGCTCCATTGGTAGAATACCCTGCTGAAAGAATTAAGTCATAACTGTTTGTTGGTGTAATATTTTGACTGCTTGCACTTGTTCCAACTTCACCGTAATAAGGTGTAGTAGCATCAATCCCTTTTACAGCTATAGCTGCTATTCGGCATAATTGTCCAAAGAAACCTGATGAACTTGCTGTGATTGTGTGTGATGCTGCTGTATTTGGGTTTACGCATAACCACATCTCAAAGCTATCCTCGCTTCCTATTGCAATGTCAATTTCTTTAACAAAAGTATTTCCTTGATTGTCTGTTACACTATTAATACCTGAACCAAAAAATCCACCACCTCCTGCAAAAACAACAATAATATCTGCATCAGTAGTCTCAATTGTTACGGATGCTTGTGTTGTTCCTTGCCCCGTATCACTATCAATAATATCATTACAAACATTCGGGTTTGAAATTTCATTTGTTACAGCTTGATTTGACCAACTGTCTGCTTCATTTGGAGTTGCAGCATCATCTTGGAGTGGGTTTGTTCCAGGCTTTGTGTAGTCAAACTGTATGGTATCTCCAAAAGCAAAGTCGGTGTTTACTGTAATTTCAAGCTGTCTGTTTCCTGTACCAGTAAGTGCTACACCAGTAACAGTCCTTGTCGGAGAATCAATATTAAATGCAGAAGTAGCGGGTACACTTGTTGCATCTAAATCCTCATTGGCTGTGGCAAATATTTTATTCTTTGTTCCATTCTCAACTCTAAAGTTTGAGAATGTAGGTTTTGTGGTGTCTGGTCCACCAACAGGAAGTATTATTGTAGCTGCTACCGAAGCTGTAGATGCCTCGGTTTGTGTATCTGCACTTGCTGTGCCTGTTTCTTCTGTAAGAGTTTTATTTGTTTCAAGTGTACCAGTCCTAAATTCAACTAAGGATTGTCCACTTCCGAGAGTTGTACCATTACCATTTGAGAAAATACTAATAATGTAATCATCTGAACTGTTTGGTGTAACAGTAGTCGATGCATTTGAAGTTGTATTATCAACTTGAAGACCATAATATCCACTTCCAGAAGTATCAATGCCTGAATATGCAGCAACACAACCATTTATGGTAGCTGTACTGCTTATAGTAACGGTAATTACAAGATTTGTTGCATTTGTTGGGTTTACACAAACTGCAAATGCTGTGATACCATTTGCAACTACATTAGAATAAGTGTTTCCCTCTGAATCTGTAACTGTAGTTGTTACAGATGTCGGATAGTTTAAAGCAACTACAATAATATCAGAACCAGTCGAGTTTATCGAAGGGAAATCAAATGTAGACACCCCTGAAGCTCCACTTGACGTATTTGCTATTCTTGTGATTGCCATACCTATCCTTTAGAAACACCTAAACCCCAACTGAAAAGTCGGGGCGTGTTTATTGCTAACCCAACTTCTAATTATGCAGGGTCTTCAATCTCTATATCCCAAGCCGGGATTGTTACAGTTCCGCCCGAAGTAAGGGTTTGAGTTGTACAAGTCGTAACGTAAATCAAGGTTGTTCCGCTACAAAGAGCAATGTGAGTTGCATCGCCCGAAGCTGTAATCGCCTCGTCTGTAACTTGCTGAACTGTTACCTTACGTCCTGAAACATCTCCATTTGCATTTGCAGAGAAACTCGGTGATACAGGTGTAGTTGTATCGATAAGTGAAGCTGCTCTTGCTGCTGTTCTGTCCGCTGGTGCTGCCCCACCTGAACACAAGTAAAGCTCGGTTGCGTTCGTTGAAACGTAATCGAGTGCAGCGTCCATAACTGCATCGTTTGCCCATTTAGCCATAATATCTGTTTTTAATTATTAGTATTCGTGATCATAAATTTACAATAAAATCTTGACTCGGTAAGAACCAAAAATTTGTCGTTGTTAAAGCATAGCCTAAACATCGTGTAACCGTGTCTGTTTGTCCGTTTAAATCATCTGTGCTTATCCCGCCTGAAGTCGTTGAAAGGTAGTACGGAATTGATACGCTCAATCCGCTTGTTACCAACACTCCCCAGAGAATAAACTTTGAAGTTTCATCTGCAACAACATCGGTTAGGCAAGCGACGATCAGCGACTCTGCTGTAGAAATACTGCTCGCATCTGCTTTATACATTTTTCCGTCAGCGTTCAAGTAGCATATCTCTCCGGCATTGATATTTTCTCCTGCTGTAAACTCTTTCACAAAAGCACCATCCAAAACATCTACGTTGCCATTGAACCGATTAAATCCAACAGGAAGTCCAGGATCTTTGACCAAGATCTTAACTTGCTCTTGATTGTCTTTAACAGTTACCTGAACAGGAACGCTTACATCTTGACTTGTAGATGTTACAGTCTCCTGATTGTCTTTTATTATTATTCTGATTGTATCAGCCATTTTTTACGGTTTTGATACTGACCCAACAACTTTAAATGAGCCGCCAACATAGGTTTTCGTTCTACCGTCAGAAAGCAGCAATTGAACATCGTAAAAGTAAGTTCCTTCCGCCCAATCAAGTTTTTCAATCTGATCTATTTGAAACTCCCCATTAACTGCGTCATTAACTGTAATGCCGTTTCCTATAGTAAATTCCTCTTTTACACTTCCGCTTTGAGAACCATACCTGAACTGACATAAAATTGATGCGCCTGTCAAATCAATTCCTGTGTTTGTATCAGAATTAATTACTGAAAACTCAACACTTTCTGACGTGTCTCCTCGCCTTCTGTTTTTTAAATTTTGAACTGTCATTTGATCATATCTTTTTTACTCCACAACCTTATTTTATAAAGATAGCGAAAATCGTTCATACCAAACTGAAAGTTGGTGTACCACCACAAAGTCCTGAATGTTGCTGAAAATCTAAACTGCTTTTTTCCCCAAACATCAAAAGTTGAAAGTTGTATGCCTCTTACTGTTTTATCGCAAAACTCAAGTCCATCAAACTGCGTTGTGTTCCAATAAACCTTTAGATTTAGTTTTGGTAGTGAGCTGTCGTATGGTCGAAGTACGTATGTCTTCATACTGTAAACAGGGTTGCGAATAGCATTCCATCTGTAAGACGCAAGAAACTTCCTGTACCACGTATCAAGCTTGATCTTTTTTTCCTTTTGCCACCAAATTGCTCCAAACTTGTTTTCAAACAATGTTGGCTCATCTGAGTTGATAAACCACCAATAAGGGATGACTTTTTTCTTATACACCCAATCAAAAATCGGGTAAATAAACAGGTAAAAAACCCACCCAATTGGCACAAGCAACAGTAGTAGCAATCCTGAAAAAACGTATCTAAAAATCATCATTATGGCTTTTTAAATTCTAAGTTGACAACTAAGCCTTTCTTTGCAGTTAAGCCTGTCCCTGAATATTTAACTCTAAGCTTATCGCCCTTTTGAACATCGTCATAAGTTGTGTTTATTGTCCCATCGCTTGCCGTGTATTCGCTGTCAGATACCGTAACAGCAGATGAAAGCATATTTATTAGCGTCCCATTTCTAAACCTTTCTATCTGTACCGTAGCTGTTGAACCACTTCCGCCTAATGTGTCGCAAGTAACGGTAACGTCTTTTAAGTTAAAGCCGTCTAATGTTGCTCCAATGCAAATTTCATCTGAAGCATAAACATTTGACCCTGTAACATCTGATGTTCTTCCAACTGCTGTTATTGAAACTTCTCTTTGACCAAAAACAGATCCTTTAAGCTGCCCTGGCGTTATTGCAAGTGTACTCGAAGTTGCGGAGTCAATCTCTTCCGCTATTGCGCACTCAATAACTCCCTGCGCTGTGGTACTTGCATCCGTAATGTAATCACCATCAATCAATGTGCCTCTCCAAGTGCCTGTTGTGATAATGCCAACCGTTGTTATATTTGAACTTCCTGACCAATCTTTTAATTTCTTAGGTGTTACCGCTCGTTCATCGTCTGTGCCTAACGAAACCTCTCCTGCTGTTGCAATCTCAATAATCCCTTTCTGCAATTCAGTCGCAGAAGGCAAGCTTGTTCCTGGAATGTCATCTCCTTGCCACGTACCGCTTGTGATAGTTCCTACAGTTGTAATATTTGTGCTTCCTTGCCAAAACTTGAGTCCAGCAGGCGTTATTGCTTTAGTTGAATCTGTTCCTCCTTGAACTTCCGCAACACTTGCTATTTGTATTACACCCCTCCCTACTGATGTTGAAGGCTCTACATAATTACCGCCTATTTGATCACCCTGCCACACACCAACTCCAATTGTCCCAACACTTGAAATATTTGTACTTCCATTCCAAGCGCCAAGCCTTGTTGCAAGTGTCAAAGGTGTTACCGCTCTTGAAGAGTCCGCTCCAGCATTTACTTCTGTTTGCGTGGCGATTTCAATAACGCCTTTTGTTGTAGTTGAAGCATCAGGCTCATCCCCTGTATTTGTTCCTGATAAATTTTGAACATAAGATGTTGAGATTGGCGAACCTTGCCAAGTTCCTGTCGTAATAGTTCCAACGGTATTTATTGAAGTTGCGCCTGTGTAGCCTGTAAGATATCCGTTAAGTCTTGATGCCAATGTCGAAGGCGTTACTGCTCTTGTCGCATCAGAACCGGCATCAACCTCGCTTTGTGTTGCAACCTCAATCAAGCCTTTTTGAGTAGTTGATGAAGACGGCAAATAGCTTTCTCCTATTACAGATCCTTGCCAAGTCCCTGAAGAGATAGTGCCAACTGTTTCAATGTTTGCGCTACCATTCCAATTTGCAAGTGTAGCTGGCACAACAGCCTTGTCTGCATTTAATCCTGCATTAGTTTCAGCTATCGTTGCAATCTGTATCGCGCCCTTATTTACTGAACTCGCACTTTGAAGATATTGTCCTTGAATTTCTGAAGCTTGCCAGGTGCCAGTTGTAACTATACCAAGTTTTGTTAACGCCCCAAGATCAATGTTTTCGTCAGGGAATGTTATAACCCTTGTTACTCCTGTTGAAACACCACTCACTTGAAATGAAATCTTTTTTGTGGCATCGGCATTGTCAAAAACCTCAAAAGCAGAATCGGAAAAAGAACCTCCGCTGCTTCCAACCCACGTTTTTAAAGTACCCCATTTTATGTGAAGGGTTAAGCCTGTTGCGTTAATTCGTATCGCAAAAATATCATTGTCATTTGGCTCCCCTGTGAGTTCTGTAAGCTGCGAGAAGTCTTTTGAATCCGTTAGAATCTTCTCAATATTTGCCGAGTTCTGATCAACTCTACTCGCTACCTGGTCTAATCTTGCGCTCATTGTTTTATGTTTTTAGCAGTTCATCTGCTGAAACGTTCAGCAGCTTATTTGCTGTTATGGTTGATGCGTAACCTTCGCTTTGCCCCGTTTCACTTTCAATTACTGTACTGAAGTTTTCTCCGTTAGACAATAGTTCACATTCAACCTCGTAAAGATTTGTGTTCTCTATCGGACTGATTGATATGTTTTCTTTCTTGACATAGCCAAGTCCGTTAATGAATAGGTTTTCACAAGATAGAGCCATTGAAAGTTTTAGCGCCATTCTGTGAGTACACTCGGCAAATTTAACCTTAATTCCCTCGTGAAGCGTTGAAGACGCAACGTATGTTGTGTTGTCCGCTTTGACTATTTCATTTGTATCATCTATGATTGTACTGACCTCGAGAACCTCTGCACGTAAGAAATGCTTTATTCCATAAAGGTAAAAAACATCTCTGTTGTTGTTATTCCAATAATTTATTGAAACAAACTTGTCGTAGTTCCAATCAGATACACCATACTGCTTTATGTATTCTGAATAGTAATTAACTGTTCCGTAAAGACCGTCAGAAGCCTGAAGCTTGACCCTAAATAGATCAGGCTCAATTGTGTTTCCGTGATATACATTTGCAGAAACATCTACCGTAAACTCGTAAACTTCATACGGCAATAAATCGTAATAAGCTTTCATTACTACAGCAGCATCAACACCGTTGTATCCATAATTAAACACCATTATTTTTTTGCCAAGATCTTCGCTGTAAATGATGTCTCTTATCTCGTGAACACCGTGTCCCACAATCTCAACACTTACACCGATAATTGCCGAATCAGGCAAGTTGCCTTGAAGCTCATAAGATCCAAAAACGCCTCCTGCTTCATTGTAAACATTGCCGCTTGTAAAAAACAAAGCAGACCTTCCATCCCCTAAACTTGTGAGAGTTGCGTCCAGGCTCTCAAATAAATCAGTATTATTTGATTTTTTTACAATTGCAGGAGTTTGGCTTAACGCCTCTCCTGCGCAATTTTGAATTTCAACATCGTGATTTGCGTAATTTGATTTGAACTGTATTGTTACCTCATCATCATCTCGCAAGATCAGTCGCTCCTCGTAAAGTGTTTTTTTGCCAAAGTCGGTTAAAGACAATACGTTGTCTCTGTTTTTGTGTACGCCATTTTCTGCGCCATCCCAAACCTCATCTTTGCTAAATGAAATTGAGTTGTATTTTGAAACGTGAAAAAACGCATCACGCCCACCTGATCCGCTTACTGTGTAATCCTTTGATACGGTACAGCCAAATTGATCTTTAACGTAAATTGTGTAATCCCCATCGGCTTGACCTGTAAGCTGTGTTCCAGAAAATAGGTTTCCCGGGTCGAAATTAATGTTGTCAAGGCTATACGTTAGATCTGTGAGGATATTAGGTCGTTGGATTAGCTGAGTGCCGTATGTAGGCTCAATCGTTACCGTAGCGCCTGAAAGCTCGTTTGGCTGAACGGTAATGACAATATTCCCCTCGTAAAGCTTTCTGAAATAGAAATGCGGCTCTCCGTAGTACTCTTCAGCAACGTTCTCAATAGTGTCATAACCTAACTTTAAAATGTTCGGTGTGCTTACAACTTGACGTTGTATTGTGATCGTAAACGGGTTTGTTGCAACTATATTTTGAAACGTTCCAAACCCCCAACTGTCAACCTGCACGTTTGTCGTTACTTCAAGATCGACATAATTACACGGATCTGTCGGGTGTATTTGTGGTGATATGTTCGTGATAAAAAGGTCAGGACCAGTCGTTGCAGTAATACTTGATGTCGCGCCAGTTGTTGTTGCAAAGTTTTGAAAATCCCAAATCAGATTGTTCATTTCAATTGTAACAACGTTTTGATTTCGGCTTACGCTCATTAATTTTCCAGCGTTAAGATCAATTTCAAAGTACTTTACAAACTCAATTGCTGCTGCCTCTCCTGCAATTCCTGTGGAGTCAGTAATCTCAAGATTATTGTTTGATCTCCGTGGCTCGTCTTGAAATGTTACTGATTTTGAAACAACATCAGTTGTGTCATTATTGTAGATGTCAAAAGACAGCGTTTCTCCGTCCGCTGCATCGCGAACAAATGTTATTTCTAATTTAGCTTTTGTCGTTGCCATACTACTAATATATTACATTTTCATTTGCTTTGTAGAACTCAAACTCATCGGATTGCGGTTTGAATGATTTTAAATAACCTGTTTCGGTTTTACCCTCTTCATTTACCCATTGGAATTTTAAATACCAATTCCTTACTTGCTCAACCTCTCCACCTATTTCAATTGGAGTTGTTCCCATAATCAAATCAAACAACTCATCGCTTACAGGGTGCTTAAATGAAACTAATTCAGGCAATACAGGTGATCGGTCTAAATCGCTTATAATCACATCATCGCTTTCAGATACAGGCAAGTTTTCATCGTATGCTTGAGATACAAGATTAACGTTTGACTTCGAAGATGACAATGTTAATATCTTGTTCATATAAACTGCGTGTTCCATACCGGCTCGAATATTCCAACCGTGTCTTAGCAAAGATCTCTTTGGTGTAAATTTCCAGCTTTTGTAGGTTTCAGGATTAAATATCCCTGTTGGAAGTGATTGCAAACCTAACGGATCTGCATCGTCCCAAGATAACTGACTGTAAGTGTAGTCAGGATTTTGTTTTAAATCCAAGTACCAAATGTGATCATCCTGTGATGTATCTTCTGTCTCATCGAGAAATTCAGGTTTGCGCCTGATTATTTCTAAACCGTAATCATCACTCCTTATGTCTGAAAGCAGTTCGTATTTATTCTCCGTCTTTCTCAGCGGTGTTATGAATGTTGATTGCACGTTTGGCTCGTCAAGACCAAGACCCTCTTCGTAGTTACCGCCTTTGTTTGAACCGACTGTAACTGCAGATACAAACATTGAATCGTTGACAGTTCTTTTTACGTCAACAACTTGATTTGGCAATTTAACGCCAACCCTGTCCTGATAAAAGTATCTGAGTTCCTCAACTCGCAATCGTTCAAATTGCCCTACTTTCTCAACACCAATACCAACATTGAAAGTTGCTTTTAATGACATCAGGTATTTTCTAAGGCTGATCGTCATTGGCTTGTAAAGAGGGTTAAACTTTGAAAATCTCCGAATTGAAAATCCGTGTATCAGCCCAACGTTGCCCTGCCTACCATCCTGAAAGTATGAGTAACCTGATTGTTTTTCATAAGCATTTGGTACGCCTGTTGAAGGGGGAGGCCAGTCCGAGTAATTCCTCCCAAAAAGCTTAGAATAAAACTTTTGCTTTTTCCCTGTTATGATCTCCATTAGACGTGTGCCGACCTCATTGACAAATAGAAAATTGTGTGTTTTGAAACTGTTGTCATATCTTGAGATCTCTCGGATCTTCATATTCCACTTATTGATATAAAGCCTGTATTGAAAGTATCCGTTTTGCGGTGTTACGATGTTTGTAACTTCAAATTCAAGGGTAAACGCCCAATTGTACGGGATACCCATATCAATAACTAATTGCGTTTCGTAAGTATCATATTGATCGTTGTACCATCTTTTTAGTGGAATAGTGTCAACTTGCTCATATCCAAATCCTGTGAATTTGTAAATTCCAACCTGAAGGTCAATGTATGCGTTGTTTACAATGTCTTGATATATCCAGGCTTTTAAATCTGCCTCAAGATCAATTTCAACTCTCGTTATTAAGTCCCTGTTTTGTGAATCGTTATAGAAAAAATTTGCTTGCCACAATAAAGAACTTGTTTGATCAAACAATCCGTTTGTTACCTCAACGTGCCTATCAGCACCTTTGACCTCAAATTTTGTCGGTACTGTAAATTTGTTGTACGCAATATCAAAGTTTTGGAACTCTTCTTTTACATCATAAAGATTGTAGGCTTCTCCTTTTGCCTCCAGATCTCGCCCATCAATGACAACGGTTTGCTGTGTTGAAAAATCACTTATCTCATCCCCATCAAGGTCAGTTGTTCTCTCAATTTCAAAATCATCGTTTTCGTGAGTTTTAATTAGGCGCTCAAGTTCATCAGAATTAAAATTGATCTCAACATAATTTTCCTCCTGTGATAGCGTTGTAAAATCAGCAAGACCACGATACCGCTCCTCAAAAGCCGGCGCAGATGATCCGACAAGGTCAACTGGTGTTACCTTGTATTTCGCGTTGCTTTTTAAAACGTATTTTATCAGGTATAGATTTGTGTTTAGACCACCTCGCCTATACGCCTCTAAAATGTACTCTTTTGCACCACCCCTAAACTTTAAACCGTTTGTGAATTGGGTAGTAATTCCGTGATAGTCTTCGTTGCGGACAATTTCTAAATCATCCTCATCCCACCCTTCAGGCTCTCTTTTAAGATCATACTGCTCCTGATCTTCGTACTGTAGAACATAAACAACGTGATTGCTATTTTCGATCTTGATGTCTGACATTAATTCCAGCTTTTCATTCTTTGTTTGTAACTGTCAACCTTATTCAAAACACTAACATTGTTGTTGATCTTTGCTTTATTGAAACCATTACTGATCGCACTCTCAATGATTAGGGTCATATCTTTCAGTTCGCGTTGCTTGCTGCTTGCCTGGCTATTACTCAGCTTATAAAATAACGAACTATTTTGTAATGCCTCGTAGTCTTTGTGAATAATATCTCCCCTTTTAAGCGGGACAAGGGCATTTTCTGAAGGTGCAGTCAGAATCGTTCCGCCACGCTGAACAAATTCCTGGCTTCCACCGTCATTGATCATTGCAATCTCATCTTTGCTCGCCCTACCACCTTGTGCGTATTGTGGGATTGGCGTTGCAACAATCGCTGCAAGATTTGCACTTGCGAGTGCCGCTGTAACTGCACTCAGCGCAATTCCTGGAAATCCTTCCTGCGCAAGTGTCCTTGTAACAGCAAGAGCAACATCCATTGATGCACGAGCAATAGCCTGTGCCTTTTCCCACCGAGCCTGCCTGATCTGGCGAACACGCCTTTCTTCTTCAAGCTGTTTCATTCGTATTTCTTTGTTGCGCTCAATGATCTCTTTCTCCTTAGCATCATTTTTTGCCAACTCTAAAAGCCTGTTGTATTTTTCTTCCTCTGCTTGAATTTCTTGATTAATTCTATCAAGTTGGTTTTGATGAATCTTATCCATAAATGTAGAAAACTGATCAAACCAATCTGAAAACTGATTAATCCAATTTGCAAGCGCACCTTCCCCTAAAAATGTTTCCTCTAAGTCTGTCCTGAATTTTTGAAGGTTTGATTGCGCTTCAAGCATTTTAGAGTTCCAGTACTCCCACATATCGGACTCAGGCTCTGCCATATCTCGCAGTTGCTTGAAGTACGCAATCATCCTTAGTTGCTGCTTGTTGTGGTACTTTATTCTTATGCGTTCAAGTTCCTGTAAAGCCAGTCTTTCAACTTCAGTACCTTTCGCAATATTGTCAATCTTTATTTGCTGATAACGAGCCTCAATCCCTTCAGCGCCAGCTAACATTGTTTTATCATATTCAAGCTCCTGCTTCATCAACCTGAAAATCCTTTGCTGATGTTCTTTGTAGTTTTGCTCAAGCTTGCGTAGGTATTTCCTGTTGTTAACTTCTTTTTGCTCTTCATATCTATCCTTTGCAGCCTTAATTCCAATCTCCATTTGTTCAGCCTGCTCCTTGTATTTCTCACTACCTTCTTTAAATGCAGTTATAGAAGCTTCCCAACGAGCAATTTCTTTGTTGTATCTTGTTTCTGCTTTTGTGTCATCGTCTTCTTTTTGCAGTAAAGCAATCTCATTTAACAAGTCTCGCTCCTCTTCCATTAGTTTGAGTAGAGACTCCGCAGATCTGCCCTCTAATCTCATCTCTGCCTTAACAACATCAAGCCTTGTTCTTTTGGACTCAATTATCGCCCTGTTTGTCTCCAGGTATTCTTGAGCCATTCTAATACGCCTGTTATTTTCTCTATCTTCACCAACATTCGGATCTGTAGGATTAGGCATATCAAGTTCCTTTTGAAGTAATCTTAACCAAGCTTCTTTTTCAGCAAACAAAGCTCTATTTGCTGTTAACATAGTTCTAAGCCTCTCAAGATCTGTTTCATCTCCAATTGTTTCTCCTTCATCTAATGCTCCTATTGCAAGTGCAACACCTGTAATTGTTTGCCTCAAACCATCTGCAGCTTCATCCCAATTACTCATATTGTCTTCCATCTTTATCAAATTATCTAAAGCTGTTTCATACTCCTCCCTCCACACTTTGAAGTCATCTGTAGCTAATCCAATATTTGCTTCTGCAACAACTCTTTTTGCGTCTTTGACGAGTTTACCGTAATCTGTAAAAGCTTTTTGAGCGATATTAAAACGTTCTTGAGCAGCCTCCATTTCATCTGTTGTTAAAGATCTTTGAAGTTCTTTTGAGGCTTCATCCCTGGCTTCCCTCAACTTTTCAAGTTCTCCTTCAATACCCCTTTCCATTTCAACAATTTTTATTGCATCTTTCGTTAGCCGTTCTTCTTGTGATTTGGTCAACAGCATTACATCAATCCTGTATTTTTGTTTGTTAGTTGCAAAGTGGTAACTCATAAAATTTATTAGTTCCGTCAACTTTTCGTAAACCCAACCAATACTTTTCAAGAAGAGGTTATTGCTTTCTGCAAAATTGAAAACAAATTCCTGCCAAGCTGCATCGAACCTACCTACAGTAGCTTGTAATGTCTCAACTCTATCTATCTGCTCAATACCAAAATTAGCTTCAACAGCATCGCCAAAAGCAGGCAATACTTCGGCTGAAAGAACCTGACCTTTTTTCATCATTTTGTCAAGTTCCGGGATTGTAACACCAATAGCACTCGCCATAATACCCATAGCACCAGGCAATCGCTCACCAAGCTGCCTACGCAATTCCTCCGTTGTAATCTTACCTTTAGATAGCATCTGTTCCAATGCAAGGTAAATACCACGCAATTCATCCGTTTTCAAACCAAGAACAGCACCGGCTTTCGTTAAACTCCTAAAAATGTTCTCCGTGTCTTTAAGCGTTAATCCTGTTTGCTTTGCTGCAGCTAAAAACTTAACGTATCTGTTTGTTGTCGATTGAAGTTCAACACCAAAATCCCTTGATAGTCTAAGCAGAAATTGAGTAGCGCCATTATAATCCCAGGTTGTTTTTGTAATTGCTTCAAGCGCATAACGCATTGAATCAAAATTTTTGGATATATTAAACAGCTTCCTGCCCAAAATAAATAATTGAGCAATTAAAAGCACCAATGCAACCCTGCCAACACTTAAGCTTCTTCCAAAACTTTTTGCTGATTCTCCTGCTTTTGATTGCGCCTTAGCATTTCTAACCAAAGATCTTGTGTTGTTTGCCAAACGCTTCGTATTTGTTTTAACCAAATTACCAAGCCTTCTTGTTACTGCAGCGAGTGCGCTCATTCGCTTAGAAGATGTCTTTGTTAGGTTTGCATTTCGATTTACTTCTTTTCCAAGATTACGCTGTGCTTTTGTGTTGTCATTGATCGCTGTTTTCAAATCGCGAAACTGCTCTTTAAGCTTGACCATCACTTTTGTCATATCGCTCAATGACTTAGATAATTTGTCAAAAGAATCAATCTTTGCTGACTTTATTCCGTCTACAACCTGTTTGAGAGTATTCAATTCTTTTACAAGATCCTGAACGTTCTTAATAGCATCAGTTGTTTCAATTCTTACCCTTCCCATAATCTTAATTTAATTGCGCTAATCTCTGCTCGTAAAGTTCGTTGAGATTAACCCAGCGTATAACACTTGTTTTTCTAATGTCAATTTGATACCCTGTCTCAAGTCCTTTTTCAATTACTAAGGCAGTTCCATCTAACATCTTTTCAATCTCTTCCTTTGGCGGTTTTTTATCAGGTCTCTCCTTGTCAAAATCGACATTGTATTTTTTACTGAAGTTGACTTTTTTTATGTTGGCTTTGTTTTTATAAACCTTCATTTGCTTTTCGACATTGTAGATCTGTGCTTCAATCGGAAGACCACTTTTAAGCTTAATGTCAACTTGTTTTAAAATATCCAAAACCTCTACATTTCCTGAAATTGTATAAAGAAGTAAAACCTTGTCTATGATCTCAACTAATTGATTGAGATACATTATTTCAATAATTTCCTTCTGTCTGTTTAATTCTTTTTTGCTGAATGTAAGCTTATTGTATTCCTCTCTTATTGAATCAAGCTTTTCGTGTAATTGAAAATTGTTTCTCTCAATGTAATATTCAAGGACATCGGGATCTTGGTCATCCTTATTTTTAATCAGCATTGATAAATCTCCTGTTGCAACCATTATCATCAGATTAAGTATCGGTAAATCTGAACAGTTTTTATAAGTTCTGATCTTGCTTATTTGCTTTGAAAGTTTCATACATCAATGTCTATATCTGAATTTAAAAACTTAAAATCTTGTATTGTGTAGTTAGAAGCTAAATCAGTAATATACCTCAACTCCTTTTCTGACAGGTTTAATATTTCCGTGCCGTATATGTCTTCAAGCATAGAAGTTTTCGAATCTTGAGAACTTATTAACAAGCTACTATCTCCATCTTGTACCACAAACATACCTGCATAAAAACTCCCGGTATCAAAAAGTGTAAAATGATCGTATCTCTGCCCCTTAAAAATTTTGTATTCGATGGTTGTACTCCTGTAATCACCACCACCAATAAGATATCCTTTTGCATCAAGACCTTTTTCGTATAATCTATCTTGAATTGTTGAAATTATTTTCTCTTCATTGAATACCAGGTTTTCCATAACCTTCTCGTGAAAAGAATCTATTGATCGGTCAACTTTTGATATGTAGTCTTGTAATTTCAAGAAGCGAACTTTATCGTAAATATAACGAAAAAACCCTTGCCGTAATTGCAAGGGTTTTCCGCATTGTTAACTTAGAGGTTTACACAACAACCTCCGTTGCGCCATCGTCAGAGCGGTAAAGCACTCCTCCGCTGATCGCTACAGGCGTTGAGGTCAAAGAATCTTCAAGATCAATTTTAAGACTTTCTCCTGAACTAAGAGCCGACAGGGTCAGCGTGTAATTCCCTGGAGTATCTTCTGTAACACCTGTTACGGCGTTATCAGTTGTTCCGTCGATTGTTGCTTTCCAGTTTGTGTCATCAGTCAACCCTTCAACAGGCGTGTTATTATCCGAAGATAAAACAGCGTTAATTGAAACGGTTGTCCCGAGATCAGCAGGAACAGCATTGAAAGAAAGATTTACTCCATTCACGGCAGGAATATCGTTAGGCACAAAACCTAACTGATCCTGATGAAGGATTACGTAATTCTTATCCCATTCGAGACGGTCAAGAAACTGAACTAACAAAGATTTACTTTCAGCATCGCCACCCTTAACCTTACGCATTGTAAGTTCAGGGGTGTGATGTCCTGCGGTAAATCCGTGATAGTCTCCAGAGGAATTTTCTACAAGCATCCAATTTCCTTCATCGTCTCCGATGATGAAATCATAGCTTTTGTAGCCTTCGAGTTCGGCTAATTCCTTGTAAAACTCGTGTCCCTCTTCAAACATCAGTTTGTATTCGGGCAAACCTTTTAGGTTGAGGCGCTTAATACCACTTGAGTTAGTCGAGTAGGTATCTTCAGCAGAAACGTCTTCAAACGCACTTGCACCAATGAGCGGAATGATTGTTCCGTTCTGCACCAAAGGCGTGATGTAAGCGATGTTGAAATCTGTGGCTGCCGGTATCGTAGTCCCCTTGCGTAATGCAAGAAGATGTTCGGGAGTTCCAAATAAAGACAAGCAACCAAGTTTCCCGGTGTTTGCTGTATTCGCTCCGCTACAAGCCTTTTTATCGGCTATTGAACTAATTATTGCCATTTTTCTATTCTGTTTTTGTTAATTAAATCGTTTTTACTGGCTTCATTTTGCGGGTAATAAACATCACCTACATCGTGAAAACCATCTGAAGTAGTAAACGGTATAGTAACTTTGAATTTACCCAAACCGTAATACTTTTTCTTCTTGCGCTTTTTCTTAGCCATATTGCTCGAGATTTAAAGTTCTTAAACAAGTATCAATTACTTCTATGCGAAACTCAACTTTCAACGCATCCCAAATTGCAATTGTTCCAGACTTGTCTTGAAGATCTGTATCGCTGTAGTTAGGACTTTTCATAACTCTGTACTCCTCGCTAACATTAACGATGTTTGCAACCTTGAACGCAAGTCTAAGCGTATCAAGTAAAGGAAGCAATACCCTACCAAATGTAAGCTGCATCCTTTCTTTGTTGCTCATTGCATTGCGTGTGTCAACAGCGAGAATTAATGTTACGTTTTCGCAAATCAATTCTTTCCGAGTATGCGTTTCTCTGTAAGGGTAAAGCAACCAAATCAACGGATAGGTGTCTGAACTTTCGCGGGTAGCCAAGAAAGTGTTTAAATCTTTCTTTGTGCCGTAATCAAAATGAACCTTGAATTTTGGACTATCTTCATCGAAAGACATTTCAGGAAATTGATCAACAAGATCCTGCATAACGTTTTCAAGTACAATAGTTTCTTTTGCAAGTGGCATTTTAAATTCCCAAATTGTTCATACTTCCCCAAAACTTTGGGTTAAAGCCTTCGTAGGTGTCAGCAACAAGATTGTTTTGATCTGTGATAAACTGATAAAGAGAAACTTGATTGTTATCCCTTAATCTGTAATAATCAGCACCAATCAATCTATTGTCGTACTGATACCTTCCAATGACTTCTTTCTCAAAGTACGGTTGTTGTGATTCGTTACCCTGAACATCTCCCACAAATTTGCGCCAGGCTCTAACAACCTTATGTGATCCCGATACACGCATAGCGTTTACGGCATCAACTTTAGCATTGCCAATTCCTGTCCTGTGAGTGGTATAGTTTGTCTCGTAAAAAAAGTATACGTAAGCAGCCAAAAAGCTTTTATCGTAATCACCTTCAAGTCTTGATTTCCATCGGATACCACGCCAAACAACTTCGTTGCCTTGCGGGTCTGTGTACGATTTGCCGTTAAGCAAATCATCCCACTTTGCATCCGCTGCATCTTTAAGACCATTTTGGTTATTACTATCCAACATTGAAATAAACTCTGTTGAAAGTTTAGAACCAAGACACTTAAAAAGACAGTCTTGCACATACTCGCCAATGAAGTCCCGAATTGATATTTCTACATCCTTAACATCGCTCGTAATTGACGGCTTTGCTTCAGGGATGTATAATTCACCTTTGAAATATGTGTTGTTGATTATCATTTTTAAGTGCCTTGACTATTTTACTTCATTCCCTTGCCCTTCCAGTCCTTGATCTCCTTGTTGATTTTAAGGATACCTTTTTCTGCAAGAGTTGATGCGGTTGAAGCGTGATAGACTTGCTTGTCCCCTTTCGAGTACGAGCCGTGATCTTTCACAAATTCAACTTCGTGCATTCCTTTTGTTGGATTCTTCTTTTTAGCTTCTGCCATAACTTGATTTATTTAAGAGATTAATACTCGATTTATGTTGCTGCTGTAATCGCTGCTTGAACGGTTGCAATATCGTCATAGACAAAAGCAGCCTGATCAAGGTTCTTCGCGTAACAGTAGTAACGAGACTCCCCAACCATACTAAACTGGTTGGTAATGAACTGATCGTTAATCCAACCAACTCGGATAGAGAAAGGCACGTAATTAACAACGTTCATCTTCGTCATATCTGCAACAAAGATTTTGCCAACAGGCACTTTGATCCAGGGTCGTATTGCTACACCACCAATTCGAACTTCATTGAAAAGTCCTGCTTGTGGGTAAAGCGGTAAACCATCAGCGTCCTTAGCGCCAACCAATTGAGTAAAAAAGTCAATCGGGTTGATTAGAACAATATTCGGCATATAGTGGGCTTCGTCTGTGAACGCTTGTGTACGGTAAATGTCCGTAATGATTGCGTTAACAACGTCCATAAAGTTTGAACCACCTAAAGGAAATACATCCACAAGGTTAGTTGAAACAAATGTACGCCCAATCACGGTTGCGCCGCTTGGGTTGTTTCCTAATCCATCGCCAAAGTAAACAGCATTTGCCTTGTGCAGGTCGTGAGTTTTCATTAAGTACTCACGGGCAACACTTTCAAGGCGGGCAACGTCAGTTACACTTTCTTCCGAAAGCACTTCGTACGCAGCAGCTTTGTAAGGCGTGATGAAACGGTTTTCCCACCTAAAGTCGGTTTGAGGCTTTGTTCCTGCTTCAGCAACAAACTCATAACCACCTTCTTTAGGGATCATTTCCGTGTAAGACAGCGCAGGCGAATTTGTGCTTGTGTTAGTACACATAGCTAACAGGGCAGCATCGTTGCGTAAGTTGAAATTACCTAAATTGTTGTGCATTACAACGGGCGGAGTTCCAACATCGGTTCCACTTCCAGTTGAGATATCCCCAACTGCTTTTGGTACAAACTCAATTGTACCTGAA